AAAACCGTTATTACAGATACATGATGAACTTTTATTTGAAGTTTCAGAACAAAAGGTAAATGAAGCGGTAGGCTTTATAAAAGAATGCATGGAGGCAATACCCTTTGAAGAATTTGACGTGCCAATCATAGCAGAAGCATCAGTCGGCACTAACTTTGGAGAAATGGGAGAATTGGAGGAGAAATATGAACATAAACAAATATAACGCAGAAAGATATCCTGACCCGACAGCTTATGAAGCACTTGTTCAAATAGAGATAGAAGCAAAAAAGTCACGCTTCAAGCCCCTTATATACATATGCTCTCCGTTTGCAGGAGACACGGAGTACAACATTGGAAAGGCCAGAGCCTACTCACGCTTTGCAGTATCCCAAAATGCAATACCGATTGCACCGCACCTGTTGTTCCCTCAGTTTATGGATGATGATGACAAAGAACAGCGAAACCTTGGAATCTTTATGGGGTTGGTGCTCATGAGCAAATGTCATGAACTTTGGTGCTTTGGCAGCAGGATATCAAAAGGAATGGCAATTGAGCTTGAAAAGGCGAAAAAGCGGAAAATACCGATTCGTTACTTTAATGACAGGTGCGAGGAGGTTTTAAAAGATGCTTAAAGCTTTGAGCATACCTGTGGAGGAGTTTTTAAAGCCCATGTTTGATGCAGGCGAAATAGTATGCATCAGAGTATTTTCGGACAAAAAAGGTACAGCCTTCAAGGGGCTTAAGCTTGAATACCCTGCTGCAAAAATATCTGCAGCGGTAGATAATCTTAAAAATCACAATGAAGAAAACAGAGGGATTTTCTTTGTTGTAAATTATGGAGGACATGAAGATAGTGAAATTACCCGTATCAATGCACAATTTGTTGAGTGTGACAGCCTGAGCATTGAGGAGCAGCTTGAAAAAATCAGGGCATTTCCTATTGAACCTTCGTTTATAGTCAAAACAAAGAAATCACTTCATACTTATTGGCTTATGAAAAATGCAGATGTTTCATCCTTTCGCAGAGTACAAAAACGACTGATAGCGCACTTTGACGGAGATAGAGCATGTATAAACGAGAGCCGCGTACTGCGGCTTCCCGGTTTTAATCACTGCAAGGGCGAACCTGTCATGGTAGAGTGCATAAAATTCAATCCCGAGCTTAGGTATACGCAGGCAGAGCTCGAAGCGGCACTGCCTGAAATTCCTGAAGAGCCTGCAAAAACACAAGGCGCATTGCTAAAAGGCTCAAGGAAAGGACTCCAGCTTGTAAAAAACAAATGCTGCTTTATTAATCACTGCGAGGAAAATGCTGCCGCACTGCCAGAGCATGACTGGTATGCAATGATAACAAACCTCGCAGTTTTCGAGGATGGGGACAAGCTTATCCACAGTTTATCAACAAAATATCCACAATACAGCAGAGAAGAAACCCAAAGCAAGATACAACACTACATAGAAAGCGGCACAAAGCCAATTACCTGCAAAACCATAGCAGAGAAAGGTTTCAGATGTCCGAGAATGGAGGATGGCAGCTGTGACTGCAAGTCTCCGGCGGCATTGTGTTACAAGCCGCTTTTAGTGGAGGATTTGCGTGGTTTTTTAAAAGAAATCGAGGTGAAAAATGCAGCAGTGGAGGATATACAAGCGGCTAAGGATTATATTACTAATTATCTCTACAATGTTGAATCTGTACTTGCCGAAACCTTCATTAGCTATGAACTTAAGGAGTACTTTTCATTCAAATCTTCTGACATAAAAGCACTGCTGGTACTTCACCGCGAAATCTACAAAAAATACTCCGAAAGCAAGGAAACCAAAAGGGAAACGGCAGGAAGTGATATTCCTGATTGGTATGAGATGAGCGAGCGTGGAGGTATGCGCTTTATGCCCGGCATACTTGCTGACCATATGTCAAAGAATGTAGATGCGATATATGCCACCGAGCAATATTATGTATATAGAAACGGGGTTTATGAAGCAATCAATGACCTTGAGGCAAGAAATACAGTGAGATCCTTCATGCTTTCAAGATACGCAACACTTGGCAATATTACCGATGCAGAAGGCCAGTGGAGGATGCAGATTATAAAGCCCATACGTGAGATTAACAGTAACCCTTATATTATTAATCTTAAAAACGGCTTGTATAATGTCTTAGATGATGCATTCCAGAAACACACACCCAAATATTACTCGACTGTACAGCTCAATGTAAACTATTCTCCGGGATCAGACTGCCCTAGATTCAAGCAATTTCTTAATGAATCGCTGGGACAGGAGGAAATACCCCTTATCCAGGAGATACTGGGCTATTTCCTCATACCTGTAAACAAGGCGCAAAAAAGCTTTGTAATAGTGGGAGAGCCGGGAGCAGGTAAATCAAAGCTGCTTCTTACTCTTAACGAAGTACTTTTGGGACAGCAGAATGTATCAAATATACCTTGGCAGAGTTTAAATGAGAGATTCAAAACTGCAGAGCTTTTCGGAAAGCTGGCAAACATTTTCGCCGACCTTCCGACCAAGAACATTGACGATAACGGAATATTCAAAGCATTGGTGGGAGAGGATTTTCTAACGGCAGAGCGCAAGAACAAAGACCCGTTTTCATTTCAGCCGTATGCTAGACTTTTATTTTCATGCAACAGCATACCAAGAAACTATGGTGACAAGTCAGAGGGATTTTACAGAAGGCTCATCATTATACGTTTTTCAAAGCCTGTACCTTTGGAGAAGCAGGATGCAGGGCTTTTAGATAAGTTCAGAGCCGAAGCCGACGGGATTTTTATGTTTGCGGTAGAGGGGCTTAAGCGGTTAATTGCAAATAAGTACAGGTTTAGTGAAACTGAACGAACAAAGGCCGAGCTGCAGCGTTACCGTGTGGACAGCAACAGCGTACTTTCATTCATTGAGGATAGCTGTGTACTTGAAGCCAATGCCGAAATATCGCGCGACGAGATATTTCAAAAGTACCGTGAGTATTGCAACAATGCCGGATTATCGCCAGTATCTCAAAAGAACTTCAACAAGGACGTGGAACTATCCTACCCGACTGTAAAGCGCGGCGTAGATAGGCTTGGGAAACGAAGAACATGGAAGGGAGTAAGGTTCAGCGATGAAATTTGACGAGTTGACGGAATTGACGGGTTTTTGTATTTCTTTACATATAACCAAAGTAATGAATATAAATAAAAATATCAAAAAATCAGTAATAAAATAAATATAATATATGTACTCGTCAAATCCGTAATTCCGTCAAAAATGTGGGGGATAATGGCAGAAAAACAAATAGTAAACGCAATATTAAAGTACTTAAAGACTGTACCCGAATGCTTCTTTTGGAAGGAACACGGTGGTATGTACGGTACAGCAGGTATTCCAGATATCGTTTGCTGCGTCAGAGGCAGATTTGTTGCCTTTGAGGTAAAAACAGAGTCGGGAAGACTTACAAAGATACAGGAAACAATGATAAGAAGAATTAACGAAGCAAAGGGCAAAGCCTGCAAAGTTACAAGTGTTGATGATGTAAAGCAAATACTTGAAAACTTGGAGGAGTAACCTTTATGACAAAGAGAGAGCTATCGCAATTGTATTCTTTGAATAGAGAAATAGAAGAGCAACACCGCAGACTCAAGGAACTGGAGGGTTTGGCAACCTCATGCACTTCACATGTAACTGGAATGCCCAGAGCGGATGGAATATCTGATAAGATAGCCAAATACGCAGCTGAAATTGCTGATTTAAAAAGCCTTCTGGATTTAAATCTTAAGAAATGCTTTTATGAACTTAACCGTCTTAACAGATACATAAGCAGTATCGAGGACAGCGAAATGAGAATGATTTTAAGTCTTCGATACATAAACGGCTTATGCTGGGAGCAAGTGGCTGCAAGCATTAGTCCTTATGCTTCCGGTGAAAGTGTGAGAAAGGCGCATGAAAGATTTTTAGCAAAAAAATAAAAGCTGTCCGTTTTGTCCGTTTCAAATATGATGTAATAGTATTGTGGAAATTAAGCAGATAAAGCAAATAGATTGAATGGAGGAGACAAATTTGAGCTATAAGGAAGCTTTGGCAGATGGCATTAGATATGAAAAAGGAAAAGATGGTAATACACTTTACTATCCAGCATGCCAATTTTGTGGAAGAGAGGCATTTTCACTAAATTATATTGCTTCACGCAGATATACTTGCAATATTTGCAAGCTAATGAAGACTCTGAGAGCAAAACAGTCAAAAGGAATGGCTCGGATGAGAAAATTTTAGCCAATAAGAAAATCTGTCCGTTTTGTCCGTTTAAAATATGTTGTAATAGTATTGTGGAAGAATATAGTTGGTACCGTAAAAAACTATGGATTTCTTAATGATCTTTCATAGATGCAGGCAGTGATAGTTGCTCCTTTCAAACACTGCCTGCATCTTAATTAAAAAGAACAGGAGCTGAATAACATGCCAATGAAACCACTAAAGCCCTGCAAACACCCCGGCTGTCCCGAACTTACAGGCGGCAGCTACTGCGACAGGCACAATGGATTAAGCATCAACAAACGGCAGAGTGCAGAGGAACGCGGCTATAACAGCCGGTGGAGGACAGCAAGAAAAAGGTTTCTAAACAGCAACCCTTTGTGTGTTTACTGCCTTAAGGATAACAAGGTGGTAAAGGCTACGGTGGTTGACCACATTATTCCACACAGAGGTGACAAGATTCTGTTTTGGGATGTAAGTAACTGGCAGGCTCTTTGCAAGAGATGTCATGATAGAAAGACGAGAACGCAAGATCAGTGTCAGAAATATAGGTTTTAAGTATAGTAGTTGAGCCGTTTTTTTACACAACAAAAATGTTGGTGTTCTTAGAAATGATGTGTGCATTTTGTGGTTAGGTAAATTTGTATGATATAATTGACTGTATTAAATTTCATTGTTTTCTAGTAAAATGAAATTAGTAACCATACTAGAAGTAGAGGGAGAAAGTTATGTATAGCGATAATTATACAGATTATAATAAAGTACTGCCGTGGCAAAGGTATTTTGCACGTATTTTCGATATTTTGTTCTTTAATTTTATTGTATTTTTAATTGAAATTGTAGTTTTTCCTCAGAAAGGAATAGATCAAAGAGGTGTTGCTTTTATTGCTTTGATGCTATGGATATTTGTTGAGGCACAACTATTATCATCTTGGGGATATACTATAGGAAAAAGACTTTTCAATATTAAAGTAAGAAATCACTCCAATGAAAAACTAACATTTGTAAATGCATTAAAGAGGAGTTTCTTGGTATGGGTGATTGGGCTTGGTTTAGGTATATTTTCATTAGTTACAATGATAATATCATTTGTTGAATTAAATAGAAAAGGCATAACAATATGGGATAAATATTGCAAAAGTATTGTTGTTCATGAAAGAATAGGCATCATAAAAAGATTTATCAATATATTGGCTCTCATATTAGTTATTATAGCAACAGTTTTTCAATTTATTCCCGGAAATGTAAATCACCAAACGAGTACAATTGTAAAAGCTAGGGAGCTAACTTCTGCAGGGAAGTATCAAGAGGCTATAAATTTATATCAAAAAATAATTGATATTGATCCTAGGAACTCGATAGCGATAGGTAATTACGCAAATGTTTTAATAAAATTGGGTAGATACGAAGAGGCAATAAATTATTGTAATAAGGCTATTAAAATAGATCCAAAGGCAGCTGAATATTATAACAATAGAGGTCTTGCACTGTACTTCTTAGGAAAGTATGAATCTGCATTAGAAGAGCTCAATGTAGCAATTTCTTTAAAGCCAAATCTAGCAGAAGCATATAGCACAAAAGGCAATGTGCTAAATTGCCTTGGCAAATATGAAGAGGCATTAGAAAATTTACAAGAGGCTTCTAATTTAAATGCAGATATTGCTGAAGTATACATAGGAAGAGGAGTTGCGTTAAGAGAGTTGGGCAAATATGAAGAAGCATCAACTTCTTTTGATAAAGGTATTAAACTTAATAATCTGATGTATCAAGCATATTTTGAAAAGGCTTTACTAATGGTTAAAGTTCAGAATTATCAGGAAGCAAATAAGTTAATAGATAAAGCCATTAATCTATACCCCAATTCAGATGAGTTTTATTACTTAAAAGGGCAAATTTACGAGCAACAAAAGAAATACCAAGAAGCGATTGAACTTTTTAATAAGTCAATTAAAATAAATCCTCAATATAGTGCTGCTTACAACCAAAAAGGACTTTGCTTGTATACTACTGGAGATTATAGCAGTGCATTAGAATGCTTTAATCAGGCTCTTAAATATAGTCCAAAAGAATCGATGATTTATTACAATAAAGGGTATTCTTTATATTATTTAAAAAAGATAGAAGAAGCAACAGCAGCTTTTAAACAAGCAGTAAAACTTGACCCTGAAAATAAAGATGCTAAGGAAGCTCTAACAAATATTACGAGATAATCACCTTTTTATTCTATAGTATTCGTAATCAACTTCAAAAAACTTTTAGAGGTGTAGGGGGTATCAAATCTCAACAGCCTTTGCCTTCATGACCGCTGCCCCCTTTCACGCGAAAATTCGCGAAATTAAAAGGCCCGGGGGTGTCAGTAAGCTGCTATTAACCTTCTCTTTGGCGGTTTAGGCTAGGTTAAAGTGCAAAAAGTATTTGCGCAAAAGTTTAATTCATAAAAATAATAGAAAAGCACTCTGAATCCTTATATTAAAGGGATTGGGGCGCTTTTTTGTTTTTCTTGAATTTAATTTAAAATAAAATATTTTAGTGTTTTTTTAGGGAGATTATGAGGTTTTGTATATGAATGAGGTTCAACGGAAGGAAATATACAATTTAAGAGTTCAGGGCTTGGGGTATAAGGCAATCGCAAAAGAATTGGGGATATCGAGCGATTCGGTTAAAGGCTATTGCAAAAGAAACCATTTAAATGGTTCAGCAGAGGTAATAAAACTTAATGTCCAATTACTACAGGATGAAAATAAACTTTGCCCTTGTTGCGGCAAGTTGGTTAAACAAAGTAAGAAAGGAAGAAGCAGACGTTTTTGCTCTGATGAGTGCCGCAGGAAGTGGTGGAATGACAACCCCGATATGAGGAACAGAAAGGAAGCGGCAATATATAAATATACTTGCCCTTACTGCAATAAGGAGTTTAGTTGCTATGGCAATAAACGCAGGAAGTACTGTTCACATGATTGCTATATAAAATCTAGGTTCTGGAAAGGAGATGTAGATGATAGAGCAGATTGAAGCAAAAGCAATGGCAGGCGGGATACCGGTATATTGCGCTCACGATAAAATTTTGGAAACAGACAGGCTTGTTGAAAATCCTAAAAATCCAAACAAGCACCCAAAGGCACAGATAGAGTCGCTTGCTAAAATAATAAAATATCAAGGTTGGAGGCATCCGATTGTTATTTCCACCAGAAGCGGATTTGTGGTGAAAGGTCATGGACGGCTGATGGCGGCTAGAGAATTAAAGACGGCTTACGTTCCTGTTGATTATCAGAACTATGAAAGCGAGGCATCTGAATATGCTGACCTTATTGCGGATAATAAAATACAGGAGTTTAGCGAACTTGACATGCAAATGTCGGCGGACATTTTAAAGGACATAAAAGACAGCGGTGATATTGAACTTGAAATGTCAGGCTTCACAGAAGATGCACTTAATGAATTATTTTCAAAGCTAAATGAAGGAGAAATCAAAGAGGATGAATGCGATATTCCTGTTCCTGAAAATCCCGTTTCAAAGCAGGGAGATATCTGGCTTCTTGGAAGACACAGACTGATTTGCGGTGACAGCACAAAGTCTGAAACCTACATAGCTTTGATGGATGGGAAGAAAGCAAATCTTGTTGTAACTGATCCGCCGTACAATGTTGCATATGAAGGTAGTGCCGGAACAATCAAAAATGATAATATGGACGATAAAAAGTTCTATGAATTCCTATTGTCAGCCTACAAGGGCATGTATGAAAACCTTGCAGATGGCGGCTCAATTTATGTTTTTCATGCTGATAGGGAAACAATCAATTTCAGAACCGCATTTCGAGAGGCTGGTTTCTTCTGCCATCAGACATGCATTTGGATAAAGAACACACCTGTGCTTGGGAGATGTGATTACCAGTACAACCACGAGCCTGTACTTGTAGGGTGGAAGCCTACGGCAGGACATAAGTTCTACGGAGACAGGAAACAGCGTACAACATGGAACTTTGACAGACCTTCCAAATCAAAATATCATCCGACAATGAAACCTATTACACTGGTAGCGTATCCAATAATGAATTCAAGCCTTACCAACAGTATTGTACTTGACCCTTTTGGAGGCAGTGGTTCGACGCTGATTGCCTGTGAGCAGACGGAACGAATATGCCATAGCATTGAATTAGATGAAAAATATGTGGATGTCATAGTGAAAAGGTTTATAGAGCAACAAGGCTCAGCCGTTAATGTGTTTCTTTTAAGAGATGGAATTAAAACCCCATACAGTGAGGTGGTGGCTGCCAATGAGTAAACTTACGCTTGGCAGCCTTTTTGACGGAAGCGGAGGATTTCCTTTGGGAGCGGTGCTAAACGGCATCATTCCTGTATGGGCAAGCGAAATCGAACCTTTCCCTATAAGGGTTACAACAAAGAGACTACCATTTGTCAAACACTATGGTGATATTAATAAGATAAATGGCGCGGAGATTGAACCTGTAGACATTATAACCTTTGGATCACCCTGCACTGATATGTCTGTTGCGGGAAAGAGGAAAGGCATTAATGGAACACAGTCTGTCTTATTTTACGAAGCGATTAGAATCATAAAAGAAATGAGGTGCAAAACGAATGGAAAGTATCCACGATTTATCGTGTTCGAAAATGTGCCTGGTGCATTCTCAAGCACAATGGGAAAAGATTTCAGGGAAATCCTTAACGAAATTGCAAAAATCAAAGATGAAACCGTTGATGTTCCTTTGCCTGAAAAGTGGAAATGGCTGTGTGCGGGTGAAATCGTGGGAGATGCTTTTTCCATTGCATGGAGAACCATTGACGCTCAATTTTGGGGAGTCCCCCAGAGACGCCGTAGAATCTACCTTGTCGCAGATTTTACAGACCAATGTGCCGGAAAAATACTATTTGAGTCCGAAAGCGTGTCAGGGTATTCTTCGCAGAGCATCCAACAGAGGCAAACAACTGCCGGAAATGCTGAGGATTGCATTGGAGCACCAGTCTGCTTTGAACCAGGGGCAGCTTCAAGATTAGGCGGTCATTGTTGGAAGGACTCAACCTGCACTTTACGAGCAGATATGGGAGACAATCAACTTGCAGTTGCTATTGAAAATCATACCGCTGTCAACGGAATCCTGAGAGCATATGGTATCTGTTCTGACAAGAGTAATTCAATGTTATCTGACAATCCAAACAGCGGAATTTATGAGGCGGATACAAGCAGAACGCTTGATAAAACAGGAGGAAACCCCGCCTGCAATCAGGGAGGAATTGCTGTGGTGGCACTACAGGGAAGTATGATTGGCAGAACGGATATAAATGGTCCTAATGGCGATGGTATAAATGAGAATATCGCTTTTACATTAAATGCCACAGATATTCATGCCGTGGCATTTGCCATGACTACCGGATGTTACCCTGAAATAAACAGAGAAATAACCGCACCGCTTATGGCACGGGATTACAAGGATGCACAGATCGTAACGGAGCCGGCAAGCTTCTATCCTCAGATGAAAGCGGAAAGTCAGTGCTACAGACACGATGGAACAGCAAATACAATTGTTAATGGTACAAATCCCGGATTCCATAATGGAATTGTAGATTCGGAATATATTGTCCGCAGATTAACTCCGACTGAATGTGCCTTGCTTCAAGGATTTCCTGCCGACTGGTGCAGGAATCTTGAAACGGCAAATCCTACTGAGGAGGAAATTGACTGGTGGAGTAGGGTTTTGGAAGAACACCGCATTATCATAGGAAGAAGTAAAAAAACAAAAAGTAGAAGCCAGATTGTAAAGTGGCTTAAAAATCCATACTCGGATGCGGCAGAATATAAAATGTGGGGAAACGGTGTGGCATTACCCTGTGTCTGCTTTGTTTTGGCTGGCATTGCGTGGATTACGAAAAATAATGCATAAATGTAATAAAATCCTTGCAATTCCTGCAGTTCAGAGTGATATATGTAATAACAAAAATCACAGGAGGGATTGCAAATGGACAGAAAACAGCTAATCAATGCGCTTGAAGAACATGCCGGAGTTAAAGCAACATACATGGGTGTGCCAAGCTTTGCATATCAGATATTGATAGCCGAAAAAATCTACATAATAGACAAGCAGGGAAAGATCACAACAGAAGATGGCACTGAGATTGAGCCGGAACGTCTTTTAAAAGGTGAAGGAGGAGAAAAAGAACCGCCCAAACCAATACAAAGAAATGAAGCACCAGACTTGGAAATATCGATTCCTATGGATGGACATACAGGTTCGAGCCTTAGAAACATCGTAAATATGCTTTACAGCAAACAAGTGCACCTAAAAAAGGCTTTCGGACTTGAAGCGGATATTATACAAAAGGAATTTGTGGAGACTCTTAATACCGCACAGATTGAGACTATAGAGCAGTTTTGTGAAATATTAAAAACAGCCGGCAGAGAAAAATGCGGTATAGATTTCGACTTTGATAATAAAGTAATCACTTTTAAGTTTGGAATAGGAATTGAGGACTTTGAAAAAGTTGATGCATTAACAAAGCTTGCGGCACTTATATGTAAAAGTGCGAAAGAACTAAAATATGCTTCCTTTAAGCCTTCAGCCGACGATAATATAAAGTTTACTATGAGGACTTGGCTTATACGACTTGGGTTTGTGGGGTGTGAGTATAAGGCGGCAAGAAAGGCTATTCTTAAAAATCTGGAGGGAAACGGGGCATTTCGCAAACCCAAAGATGCCCAGGGGAGGCAGGGCGTTGAATAAGATATCAAATGAACACCTAAGTGCTTTGCGAGAAAAGTTTTTGCCTGGGACAAGGGTTGAACTTGTAAGGATGAATGACCCATATGCCAAATTGCAGAAAGGGACTAAAGGAACAGTGGTCTTGGTTGATGATATCGGTACAATACATGTTAACTGGGACTGCGATGCATGCCTTGGCATTGTGTTTGGAGAAGATAGCTGTATTCTTATTTAATACTAAGTTAGATTCATCAGAATGATATAAATTACACAAAAAACCGCTGTGTTTATTGTTGGTAATATGCTCTTAATTAACTGGATATAAGCCTCTTTCAGAGCTAATATGTACACTACCGAAAGGAAAATATTTACTTTGAAAGGGGCAAATAACAATGAAAACACAGAAATTCGGAATTGAAATCGAAATGACAGGAGTAACAAGGACAAAGGCTGCAGAGGTTGCAACGAAACTTTTCGGACAAGGGACAAAACTTGAACATATAGGCGGAACTTATGACGAATACAGGGTAACGACCACAGACGGCAGGCATTGGAAATTTGTAAGCGATGCAAGCATTTTATCCCACAAAAAAGAAAACGGCAGAATTAACACAGCAAGCAGAGACTACAGCGTGGAACTGGTAAGCCCCATTTTAAAATATGAGGATATAGAAAACCTTCAGGAGTTGGTAAGGCAGCTAAGACACGCAGGGGCTTTGAGCGACAGCGAATACCAATGCGGAATTCACATTCATGTGGATGCAAAGAACCACACCCCGACGAGCCTGAAAAACCTTGTAAACCTAATGGCAAGCAAGGAAGACCTTTTGTACAAAAGCCTTGAAATAGACCCTTCAAGACTTCGGTACTGCAAAAAGGTAAACGAAAACCTCATAGCCGCAATAAACAGGAAAAAGCCGAAAACACTCGAGGCACTGTCAGACATCTGGTATGCAGACTACGGCGAGGAAAACAGGCATAGACATTACCACCAGAGCAGATACCACGGACTTAACCTTCACAGCGTTTTCGACAAAGGGACGGTTGAGTTCAGGCTCTTCAACGGAACTACCCACGCAGGAAAAATAAAGGCATACATACAATTCTGCCTTGCACTGAGCCATCAAGCAATAACTCAGAAGTCAGCAAGCTCAAGAAGAACCTATACCGACAACGAAAAATACACCTTCCGCTGCTGGATGCTGAGACTAGGGCTTATTGGCGAGGAATTCAAAACCTGCAGACATCATTTTCTTGAAAAACTCAGTGGGAATTCAGCTTGGCGTAATGCCGCATGAAGGAGCAGGACGGCGCGTGGGGGCGGACAAAGCCCTCACAGCCTGAATTAAAAGAATAAGGAGCATTTATACTATGAGAAAAGAAACCAGAATATACGGGGCTTACGGTTCAAACATGAACCTTATGCAAATGGGCTTAAGATGCCCCAATGCCAGAGTTATAGGAAAAGGCACGCTGAAAAATTACAGGCTGACCTTCAGAGGCACTGAAAAAGGGGTGGCAAACATTGAAAAAAGGCAGGGCAGCAGCGTTCCAATAGTTTTATGGGAAATAACTGCAAAGTGCGAAAAGGCTCTTGATATTTACGAGGGCTACCCTAGATTATATGTGAAGCGTGATGTAAAAGTCATTACTGACAAAGGTGCTGTAACAGCAATGGTCTATATAATGGCAAAAGAGTATGAAGAACTTCCTGCCGAGCCTTCAGGCTATTACCTTAATACCATATGGCAGGGGTATATTGATAATGAAATACCATTACTGAAATTAAAGCAGGCAGCTGCCGACAACAAAAATGAAATTTTAAAATAGTATACAAATAACAGGCTTTACCCTTGGCAGGATTACAGCCATTCTCAAGTTGCTATTCATCAATAGTAGAAATACTATGAAAGAATGTACAAAAAATCGCTAAAAGACTTGATATTACCCGCGTTTAGAGTGATATATATGATAACAAAAAACACACTTTAAAGGAGCGGATTCAAATGGAAACAAAGGAATGGGGAATCAGACCATGGCAGGAGAGAAACAGGATTTACACAATAACATACGATTACAACGATAACAAAGGACTTACACGTTTCATACAGGCAAAGGACGAGGCAGATGCACGGAAAGAAATGGCAAAGACAAAGTGGTACCAAAGGATGGGCAGGGATAAGGAATTTAAACTGATAAGCATTAATTAAATAAACAGATTTCCAAACGGGAGTTTCCATAAACGGAGGCTTCCTTTTTTGATGCAAAAAATAGAAAAAACAGATTGGAGGTGATATCTGTGGCACAGAGAGGAAGAAAGCCAAAACCTACTGCGGTAAAGCAGCTTGAAGGCAATCCGGGCAAAAGAAAATTGAACAGGGATGAACCAAAGCCCGAGAAGAAAGCCCCCAAGTGCCCTTCATGGCTCGACAAGGAGGCAAAAAAGGAATGGAGAAGGACAGCAAGGCAGCTTGAGCAGCTCGGCATTCTGACAGAGGTCGACATGGCGGCATTTGCAGGCTACTGCCAGGCATATGCGAGATGGAAGGAGGCTGAGGAGTTTATAACAAAGCACGGAACAATCGTAAAAACACCGTCAGGATACTGGCAGCAAGTGCCGCAGGTATCCATCGCACAGACATATTTGAAAATAATGAACAGGTTCTGCGAGCAGTTCGGACTTACACCGTCAGCCAGAAGCAGGATTTCAGCGGATAACGGACAGCATGAAGTAGATGACCCGATGGAATTCATTTTGTTAAGCGGAGGTAAAAAGAGTGTATGATGAGGCAAAAGCACAGCGAGCCGTAAACTTTATATATTGCCTTAAGCATACAAAGGGGCAATGGCGGGGAGTACCATTTGACTTGCTTCCGTGGCAGGATAAAATTATCCGAGATGTTTTCGGAACAGTAAAAGAAAACGGGTATAGGCAGTATAATACGGCCTATGTGGAAATACCTAAGAAAAATGGTAAGAGTGAACTAGCTGCTGGAGTTGCTTTATACATGACCTGCGGTGATGGAGAATGGGGTGCCGAAGTATACGGCTGTGCTTCCGACAGGCAGCAGGCAGCTATTGTGTTTGACGTTTCGGTGGACATGATTGACCAATGTCCGGCTCTTAAGAAAAGAATAAAACCAATTATGTCGGTGAAACGTCTGGTGTACAAGCCTACGAACAGTTTTTATCAGGTTCTGTCGGCAGAAGCCTATACCAAGCACGGACTTAACGTCCACGCAGTTATATTTGATGAACTGCATAGCCAGCCAAACAGAGAGCTTTTTGATGTAATGACCAAGGGCAGCGGTGATGCAAGGCTTCAGCCTTTGTTTTTCTTGATTACAACAGCAGGGACGGATAGAAACTCAATATGTTTTGAGCAGCATCAGAAAGCACAGGATATTATTGTAGGAAGGAAAATTGACCCTACATATTATCCGGTGATTTATGGGATTGGAGACAATGATAATTGGGGAGATGAGAAAAATTGGTACAAAGCAAATCCGTCTCTTGGGCATACAATTGATATAGAAAAGGTAAGAAATGCGTATATCAGCGCAGAAGAAAATCCTGCCGAGGAAAATATCTTCCGTCAGTTAAGGCTTAACCAGTGGGTGAAGCAAGCCACACGCTGGATGCAGATGGACAAATGGGACGAATGCTCATTCGAGGCAGACCCGCAAACGCTAAGAGGACGAGAATGCTATGCAGGACTTGACCTTTCAAGCACAACTGATATAACTGCATTTGTATTAATATTTCCGCCAAGAACCAATGAAGAAAAATATATTGTCCTGCCATATTTCTGGATACCGGAGGATAATCTCAAACTGAGGGTAAGGCGTGACCATGTGCCGTATGATGTATGGGAGCAGCAGGGATACATAAAAACAACGGAAGGAAATGTTATACACTACGGGTTTATAGAAACTTTCATAGAGGAGCTTGGAACAAAGTACAACATAAAGGAAATAGCCTTTGACCGCTGGGGGGCGGTACAAATGGTGCAGAACCTTGAGGGAATGGGTTTTAAAGTAATCCCTTTCGGACAAGGCTACAAGGATATGTCACCGCCGACAAAGGAACTAATGAAACTGACACTGGAAAAGCGGATAGCACACGGAGGAAATCCAGTTCTACGGTGGATGATGGATAATGTTTATGTTAAAGTTGATCCTGCCGGAAACATCAAACCCGACAAGGAGAAATCAACCGAACGTATTGACGGTGCTGTTGCACTGATAATGGCACTGGACAGGGCGATACGGAATGAGAATAAAAGTAGTGTTTATGATGAGAGGGGGATATTGGTGCTATAGACTTTAGGGATAGACATTTGACGTTACGATAAATGGCATGGTTATGATAAAATAAAGTCAGAGAGAGCTGAATAAAACACTAAAAAGTGTTAAGGAGGTACCGCATGGAAACGACTGAAGAAGAAACTTTTATGCCCGATGTTTATAGTAAACTCACTGAAGCAGAGCAGCAATTAAACGAAGGAAAGGTAATTGATGGGGATATTTCTCTAAAACAAATAAGAGAAAAATATAATATATAAAGCACATGAATCTGTAAAGTA